TTGATCGTGATCGAAACCATGCTGCCGAACACGCCGCCTCTGAATGACCATTCGACAAGCATAACATCTCCCTCGACCATCCAGTCATCGCCCCTGTATTTTCGCACAGGGTCAGTCACCAACACTCTGTCGCCAGTTCGCGGCACAAACTGTAGCTCTCGGTCAATCCACTTGTTCTGACCCCATGAGAATCTTGCCAGAATGGTATCTGTTCGTGGTGTTGGTGTCATTTTGTTTCCTCCCATTTTCCAATTGTTTTGAGTAAAGCCTCTGCCCGTTGGGCTGCGGTTGAGTTGTAGCACAGAAACCATTCGCCTCCGGTGATCCTTTGAAGATGGATGCTGAAATCTCCCCGTTGATTATTCCTGAGAACCTTCTCCGCTTCGTGCATGGCGTTGAGGTCATTGAGGTAGTCGGGAACGGAGTGTGGTTCTGTTGGGTGATGACCAATGCCTATGTCGGGTGGACCTTCGATGGATTTGACTATTCGCACGTGCGTGTAGCCGCAGAACTCTGCGATGGCGATTCGTTGTGCTTTTGGGGTCATGGTTGTGACTCCTTGGTGCAGGGTTTCCACTCGGTTGAGCCGTGTTGGCGGCGAAGATAAGAGGTAGCGAGGTAGGAATAATCTACTGGCCCCCCGTAGCTCAGTCGGAGATATACCGCATCCCATTCGGACAAGGTTTGGATGACGCACCCCCCAAAAAGTTTGAACTCATCCGTTGCGCGGATGTCGTTGATGTCGAGCGGGACAGTTTTGGTGGATGTTCCCGAATCAGCTTTCGGTAACATGTCATCCATGACGGCATTCAGCACCGCTTGAGCGAAGGCTTGTCTGGCTGGTTCGTCTGCCTGCCATGAGTGAGATTGTTTTGATACGCTCATATAGTGGTATCTTTTGTTATCGGCAAATGCCGCAGCTGCGCCGAGGTCGGCTAGTTCTTTGAGTGTTTTCATGGTGTTGGTGCTTTGTATTTCGACAGTTTAGTGACTCGCAAGGGATAACCAATATCCTCTGCCCACTTCCTCATATCGTCGATGTTGTAACCGACTCTGCGTTCAGCTTTTGATACTGGGTATCCAGCCAGCAAGATTGCGTTTGCACGCTTTAAGATTCTCAGTTTGTCATCATTTGTTAGTGCAGCATGCAAAGCATACTTCCTTCGACCTGCTTCGGTTCGTTCTGTTGTGTTCATTGTTTTGTTTATTGATTTTATTAGAAGGGGATTTCGTCAGTAGAATCAAGGTCAGGCTCAGGCTTTTGATAAGTGATCTTGCGTGACGGCAATTGATCTGATTGCTCTGGCATTGCTGTCTGAGCAGATTTCGCTTTGTCATTTGGCAGCAAGGTGAACTGGGTGACAACGAAGATCAGTTTGCGCTTTTCCTCACCGGTTGTCTTATCGTTCCACTTGTCCTCATCAAGCCTGGTTTCAAGCGCAACAACGTGACCTTTCTTCACATAATTGGCAAAAGTCTCAGCCGGTTTTTTCCAGATTTTGAAATCCAGAAACACGGTTTTCTTTTTGTCACCGAATCCAATGTCGAGTGCTCCGCTAAATTGAGCAACTGCTGACCCATCAGGAGTGTAACGGATGTCAGGATCACGAGTTAAGCGGACGATAAATTGTTGTGCGTTCATTTGGTTATTTCTTCTTTGATTTGGTGTAATAATCTGACGTTGATGCTGCTTTCCACAAAATGGAAATGACTTCTAATGGTATGCAATGTGTTGAGCTTCCGCACAGCCAGTTGACGATTCGTGACATTGGGATATCTGACTTTTCAGAAAGTCTCTTGAGCGTGATTACATTGCGAATCATTTCTGCTCTGATCAATTTCGCTATGTCACGAGACAACTTTTCCGACTCAAGTGTTTGCTGCGTTACAATGGCTCGTGATCGAGACAATGCTTTTTGCATGGTTTTGATATTGCTCATTCTTTTGTGATTGTGATTTCGATTCGTGGATTCGAAGAGTCTTTAGCGAAGACCGGACGCTCAGGCCAAAGTGCTCTGTCGTTGACGATAATGCCGGCATCAGCGATTCCATCTTCAGCCGCTTTCAGTGATGCCATGAAATTCGATGGATCAGGGAATGCTTTTGTTCTGAAGAATGCTTTGGCGTTGAGCTTTGCCTTTTTCCATTTTGGTTGCTGTTCATTTTTGAGAGCACAGAGCGATGCCGCCCAGGCATGCATTCGATACTTTTTCACATACTTTGCTTTCACGGCCCAGTGGCACCGAGCATTTGGCGACAGCATGCGCGGAGGCAGGTCGAGCACTATTGTTATTTGTTCCATTTGCGTTCCCTTTCTGCATCGTATGCCTGATCTGCCTCGTGATCACACCTGTCACAATCTCCCCATTCGTTGCCGTGTTTGCAGCAATCGAGCGTGTGGGATTCTGGTTCATAATCTTCAAAAATAGACTCAGGATATGCATTGGCATCAGGATCAATAGTCTTTCCACACAAAGTGCAAACGCACGAGCCGTCATCCATCACATCCATCATCTCATCGCAGCACTCTGGTGCTTCAGGGTAATCAGGGGGATCATCTCGGTGGTTCATGATGCGCCCTCCAATGCAATGCCTTTCACGATCTCCATGCTGCCTTTGCTGGTTTCGGTAGCATTCAGCAGGACTTCGTCGACCAAGTTGTCGAGTGCTTTACCTTTCGCGCCGGTGCTCTGTTTGATGAGCGTCTTGACGCTACCGAGAGGGATCGAGCATTCAGCCGCAAATGCATCTCCGGTCACGCCGTGAGTCGAGAGACGACCAAAGACCGTAGTGACATCACTGACGCTGCGCCGGCCTTTCTTTTCGCGCAGAGAGTAACCATCGATCTCGCCGGCGGCGATGCGCTTGCGAAGTTCAAGGTCATGAGCGACCAAGAACCACTCCATGAACTTTCGACCATGCTCGTATGTTCGGACAAGCATTTCGTTGGACATTGCAGTATGATCACCCATGCGGGCAAATATCTGAGCCTTAACCTGGTCATCTGTGCCGGCTATTGTGTCAGGTTGGATCACTTCGGTGACATCCCAGGTTGCCTCTTGAAACGCAATGCATGACATCTTCGCTTTGCACCATTTGCAATGGTCGCCAGCGACCGCATCCGATGGTGTTGCTAGTTCAGCCATGTTCAGTGTGCTGATCATCGTGTTCTGAGCCAGCATCAATGCCTCGCTGTCGTAGTGCGCTACCGTTGGCTTGCCAGCCCAAGGCTGGATGATTGCGACTGCTGCTGTTTCAATCGGCCGATACATGGACACGAGTGCTGCCAGTGCCATCAGTTGGTGGTTGTCCACAGCATCCGCAGTTGTGCCGCGACCTGTCTTGTAGTCGAGGATCAAAGCAAATGTGCCGTCGATGATGATCACATCTGCCTGACCCGTGAAACGCAGGGCAATGCGAGCACCGTCTTTAACGACCACCACTTTACCAAACTGCGTCAGACCGAGACGGACTTCCTTCATGGTCACCACCTCTGGGTTGCTGATATATTGAGCGATCAATTCATCCGCATGGGCTTTGCACATGTCGTGCGTCTGCTCTTCATCTGCTGACAATGTGCTCATTTCAGCTTCGCCGGCTAGCACCGCATGTATGAGTGTCCCTGACGCTGCTGCTGGGCTTTCGGTGTCCTCCATGCCTAAAGACATTTGATGCGATGGTGGACAAGCTGAAAGCCTTTCAAATGCGCTTGCGCTGGGCAAGCCGTGACGTGGGTCGGTGATCATATTATTTGCCTCCTTTCTTTGCGAGGTCAGCGAGTTGGACGAAATTGTCGTCGAGGAACTTGAGCAACTCGGATCCTGCCTCGTTGATCGGGTAGTAATTCTCGCCGCCTTCGCCGTTTGCCTGCAAAGTCTCCAGCATAGTCGACCAATGGATGCCGGCGGCATCGAGACGATCAATGATGCGATCGGTCAATGACTTGACCGGTTGCGCCTTGCTTTCCTCTTCAGCCTCCAGCTTCGCGATCTCAGCCTTGAAGACCGGCACATCTGGAATGTCCTTCGGTTCCTCCACCTTTTTTGGTTTCTCGATGAACAGTTTGCCGGCCTTTGCTGCGACCGGTGTGACATCGCGCACAGCAGCATCTTGAGCCTCCTCTGCGGTAAGCATTCCCAGAGTGATGTCCGGTGCATATAGACGGGCAAAGAACGCAGCGGCGCGGTAGCGCAGCATGAGTTCAGGCATCGTGAGCCACTTGGATCCTGCCTTAGTGCTCCAGCCTTCGGCCTTTGCCATAGCAAGAGTGATCTTTGGCCCATCGAGGACAGTGCCGTCATCTTTCGATTTTGACCAGGCGACACATGAGCGATCACCGGTGCCTTCGGTGCCTTCCATGCGGAATTGAAGAGGCTCAAATCGGCCAGAGGCATTGACCATAGCGATCAGAAACGTGGCGCGGAATGATGGGCGACCGTGGATGATGTCCACGTTCTGAAGCACCATAAACGGGTCTGCACCGAGACGTTTGGCGATGCTGATGCCGATGGCACAATTGGCGATGTTGCCTTGGAACTCTTTGGGAACCAAGCTGGAAGATGCAAACATCTTGGCCTGACGTTGCAGCATGTCGAATGCTGCTGACTCCCGCTGAATTTGAACGTCTGTGATTTCTGTGGTGGTGATTTGTGTGCTCATTGTCGTTGTGTTTCGTTGGTTCATTTCCCTGCCTTGATGTCTGCGCTATTTTGCGCGGACGCTGTTCTACGCTCAACGGTTTCGCTGATGTAAAGTTGTTCGGCCTGCTCTTCGCAAGCGTTCCATGTTGCCTGACTAACGATTTCGCTGATGTCAGTGCCGCCGGCATAGATGCCCTCGACGTTACCTTTCGAGTGAGAGAAGAACACGCCTGGAACTCCGACCATTTCGGTTAGGTCACTTCCGTAGCGGATCTCTGGCGTGGTCGCGCAAACGTCAGTGACCTCAATTAACGAGGCGATGAGCACACTCATTGCTGCCAGTTGCTCTGGAATAGTGCTGATATTGGTTCCGTTGATTTTCATGTTGTGTGTGTGTTGAATTATTCTGCCTGAAACTTTTTATCTTGGCAATCCTGCCAACCTTTGTTGTAGGAAGTGGAACGGATGTGTTTGATGAGACGCTCGTCAATGATACCCTGCCTCCAGATGAAGACGGTGAAGATCATGGTAGCGGCTAAAGAACCGCAAAGGAATGGAAGGATGATCATATTAAGCAGCAGTAGCAAAGGTTGATTTGAGCACCTTGGAAGGCACTGGCTTTCCGTTGGCAATGCTGATGGCGTGAACTTTGTATTTGTGTCCACCACCTTGCAAAGAACGCCCATAACTGGAGATACGGAAAACCATTCCGTTGACCTCATGTCGGAAGTGGAAGTCAACTGCGCTCCTGACTGCTGAGTGGACGTAGGTGTGACCGTAGTCACGGGTCTGGAGAGCATAGCGGATAAGGCTACGGACAAGATCTGCTGGAGTGTTGATAGCGAGTTTAGTCATTATTGTGTTGTGTTAATTGTTGCGCGTTGCAGCCGCGCCCCTGAGTTTATGCAATTATGCTTTAAGCGAAGCATTAACACCATTGATAACAACATTTGATTGATCTTCCACAGTGATAAGATTGTCATTCCAGAAAACTTCCACTGCTTGGAATGTTTCACCATTAGACTTTTTTTCAGTGTAACTGGTGCCAACGCAGCAAATCTGCTTATCTTCACGAAGAAGAATCTTTTCCAGTGCCGCTGCCAAATCTTCATCAACTTCTATAAAGTTGATTGAGTTTGGCTGAAGGGTATAAGATTCGGAACCTTTCCACACATTGTTTTTCTTGATGTAAGTAGCTTGACGATTTTCGCTATCAATAGGGAATGTAATGGATTTCATATTCGTGTGGTGTGTTTGGTTTGCTTTGACAATGCAATCAAAGCACAGCTCACCCACCACCGTCAAGCGGATTTGTTTTATTTTGTCAAAAAAGTCAAACTACCCGTGCCGGCGCACCCATTTTGCGAGTGTCTCTGACAGGCTGTAGGAGTCGCCATCGTTCAGGACGCAGGCGCATTTCTCGTGTTCACAACATACCCACGTCACGCCAGGTTCGTGATGCACCTGCAAGGTTGCGACCTTCCGCTTTTTGCATTTAGCAGTGGCACAAAAGTGCTCTGCAATGCGCTCGAAATCGGAGATCATAAAATTTCATTATCAGGAGTTGAGATCCTGATTCGATCTTCGGGCAGGTTGGCGCAGTGACATGACGCTAGGCTAATCGCATCGCTCAAAGAATCAGCCTCATCTATCGACTCCCACACGCCGCATTCCTTGCCCTCGATGATATACATGGTTGGTTAAAATACATCAGCACCGGCTGATTTGCGCCGGCGCATTTCTGCGAGCATCTCGCTTTCCTTCATGCCATTTGCCCATGTGGGTCGGAGCTGGAAGTGCGGTTGGTCTTGGATGGATGACCAATCGCCACCCCACTCAAAGCCAAGAGCTTTGCCGAGTTGCCCGACAGTCTTATAGCTTGGTGATTCGTCGAGATATTTACTGCCATCAGCCGAGAATACACCGACATCAAAAGCCACTCCAAAGTTGTGGTTACTGTAGCCGCCGCGAGCATTGGTGACGATCTTACCAGAAGACGTTCGGCCTTGCGCGTAGAGTGCATTCTGTTCGTCGTAAGTTCGCAGACCGGAGATCACCTTGATCTTGATGCCTGACGATGCTGCGCGTTGCACTAGTTGTCGCGCTTTGTCTTGGAGTCGTGGATGCAGAGTCGCGATCACACGTTCACTGCGCTCATCGACCGTCTCGCCGGTGAAAGTGATCGTCGGCATAGGGTCTGGCTTTGGTTGCTCCTTTGCCGGCAAAGCCTTATCCAAAGCAGTAAGCGTGATGTTGCCTGGGTTGCCATCAGCAAACACTCCAAGTCGAGTCTGAACGAGTTTCGTGAAGTCGGTTGTATTCATAGTTTATACATTGCCATCATCGTGAAAATGGTCAGAGAAATGATCGCAATAATGATGCCGGCGGCATCTGCAATGGTCGTGATCATGGCTCAAAAAGTGGTATAGTGTCAGAGGCTTGCACTCTGATGCGGGCTAACGGGAAGACGCCCGCCCCACTCACCATGTGTTGTTAACCGTTATGACTGTTGTTGATCACCCCATCGTCAGCAAGGTCTGCAATCCTGTTTGCAGTATCTTTGACGAGTGATGCGCCAGCAAACGCTATGGCGGCATAGCCAGCATATTGAGCAGGCAGCATTGCGACCACGGGAAGAGATGCAACACCAGTGCCAATTGATGCGGCTTTGGTGATAAGGGATAGCCAGAGGAGGAGTTTCTTTTTCATTGTGTCGAGGATGTGTTGGTAGTGGTTGTTTTACCACAATCTTTTTCAGCTTCAGTCCATGCGGTTTGGAGTGAAGTTGGGTCTTTTGGGGAAACTTGGGTGATGCCCATGTGTCCCTTAATTCGTGAAACGTCGATGGCTGTTGCTTGCGTCTGGGCTTTTAGCTCCACTACGTTTGCGGCTGTTTCAGTCACTCGCCATTCCAGTCTAGCGCCCCACAGAACTCCTCCACCTGCTGTTACCATGATGGCTAAGGCAATCTTCCACAGTTTTTCGACTCTCCCTAGGAGGTTATTGCAGTGGTCAAGCATTTCCAGAGGTTCCATGTGATGCTACTCAGTTTTTTCTGATTCTTGGACAGTTGGTGTAGGGACGGCTGCGGTCAGTGCAGCATCAAGTTGGGCCGTGGCGTATCCAGCTTGGAACTGAGCCTGCATGGCAGCTTGAACAACTTTTACGAGTTCAGGGTTCATGCGACAGCTTCCAGTTGAGTGATGATACCGTCAAGAACAGATTGCGGCTGATCCTTGAGTGCGGCAGCGAGTTGTGCGGCAGTCGCGGCATAGTCGTCATCGGCCCACTTTTGGGCGGTATCGGTGATGAGCGTAATGGCAAGCTCTTCAGCCGTCCCAGTGCTGATGCGTTTAGCAAATGCTGCTTCCTGCTTTTCGGAGAGAGAGATGGTGATGGTCATAGTGATAGTTAGGCTACTTTTACGGTTCCAGTGTCGTTCCAGAGTGCTCCGGTTGTGAGCCCAGCGGAAGAGGTTGGGAGAACCGGAATGATTTCACCGAGGGTATTGATGGTGAGGCGAGTGGTGAGCGTGCCAACCGTGTTAGACGATACTGAGGCTGCGTATGTCGCTAGGATTAGCGACCCGCCAACCCCGCCTTCACCCGTCGTCCCACGGCAGTTTCCTCCGCTCACGGTAAGATTTGCGCCAGCCCCGTTGCTTGTGATGCGGTTGCAGGCTTTGAAGTGCTGGTTTGTGACGCCTGCTGCATCGGTGCCGAGTTGCAGGCAGTAGGCTCCGCCACGTCGAATGACAGCAGCAGTTGCGTCCGCTCCAATAGCCATCGCACAGGAGTCATTATACAACTCCAGAATGTTTGCAGTGCTGTTGGCATAGATATTCCCCGCCCTGACATAACCAGTCCCAGCAATGAGGCTTCCCTCTGTGGTAATTGATCCGTTGTTAGCGACGGAAACCTTGATAGCCCCATCCACTCGGAAATCAGTAAAATTACCAGAAGCGGCATCGAGGTTGATGCCAAATGCCGTTCCAGAAGTTGACCACCCAGTAGCAGCCGTTGCACCTGTTGGCTGAATAAGCCAATGAGGCATGGTCGTCGTGCCTGTGCCACCTGTGAAAATGGTGCCATTCAGCAGCATCGGCGGAGTGGATGCTGCGCCGTTGGTGGACTGGATCAACTGGCCTGTGAGCGTGCCGCCTGCGAGTGGCAGCTTGGTGGCATCGGAGCCGCCTCCACCCGATGATCCGAATGCAGAGATGAATGAGTTGCTCATATTAGTTGTCAATCACAATGGACACGCCCGTGGTTCCTGTTGCCGATTTGATGCTGATTTCTTTAGCGTTAGCCACGACGCTAATACCAACGGAGCCGCTCACCGGAATCGTGATTTCCTTGTTTGCGCCAGAGTCGCCGGCCATCTCAATAAGGAGCGTGCCAGATGTGCCGTTGAGGATCGAAACGCGAACTGCGGGAATGTCCGCCAAGGCGACATACGAAGCGGTTGCTGTTACAGAGCGGAATTGTGAAGCGGCCATAAGTGCTACATGGTGGTATTAATTATCAGATTTGCAACTCATTATTGAGAATGTTAATCTTCCTTGCCGTAGAATAGGGTTGAAGTGTCTTTGAAAACTCGATCGGCAATGCCTGGCGCAGATCCAGCCGGCGAAAATGGAGTGACCATCGCTCCCCCTGCCTTCATGATTTGCCATGCTCCACCGAGATAATCCTCATCTTCCATATTTTCTGGAAGTTTCTTGATGGATTGAAGGAATTGATCGGACATGTCAACCATTGGATTTGTCGAGGATCTCCAGTTCCTAGGCGCATCCTGCTTTTCTCCTGTGATTTTCTCAGCCGCAGCAGCAACTGCTGAAGAGATGAAGAATTCAGCCGCAGCACCAAGCAGGAACAATCCTTGCAAAGGCCCGACGATGGCAGCACGAATGAAGTTGTCGAGTTCCCACTCTTTGTCGTCGTCCTTGAATAACGACCGAGTGACAGCATTAGCGACTTGGAACATCAGCCCAGGAATTACCCAATAAGCCAAGACCTTTCGCATCGTCTCCTCGTTGGTTGCTCCTCCGCGCTTCCATTTCATCATTGCCTCACCTACGAGTCCAAGTTTTTGGCGAGGATCCGATGAGAACATGGAGAGCAAATTGAATACTCCGGTCGCATCATTCTCGATGAGAGATCTACCAGACCAGTCATTTGGTTGAGCGGTTCGGCTCACGGCAATCTCCATTTCCCTCGATGCGTATTTGTGAGCAGCATCGTCGCCTGCGCCGGCATCCTTAGCTTGAGCAAACCGGTCACCATAGACCATTGCCGCCGAATACGATGTCAGCACGGCATCGGCGTATTGAGTCGGGACTGAACCAAACAAGAGCGCATTCTCAATGAGTCTGAGCACTGCGTTCTTCGATTTGCCAGCATTCGACAAGATGTGCCTGATCTCAGGAGTGCCGCCAAGTGTGAGTCGATTTTGAATGATGTTTGTGTCCCACATTTTGCCCCAATGTTCCACGCCTCGTGCAAATGCAGTCGGCCATCTCGTGATTGGTATTTCGCCCAGTGAATAGAACACGCTCGAAAGTGTCTTGATCGATGTGCCAACATTGAAAGCTAATGCCTTCATTGCCACTCCCGACTTCAGATTTCTCATCAATTTTGAGGAGTGGACTACCAATGCGCCTTTGCCAACACCTCGTGCCATTTCCAGTTGGATCCATGCGGACAGTGTTTGCATCGCTTCATTGCCATGCTCAGACCTGATCGCATTTTGCACATCTGCATTGAGCATTACAGCCTGAGTATCGCGAAGATATTCAGCCATATGCACCCAGTAATCCATTTGGACAAAGTGCGATTGATACACTGCCAATGCGCTCTCGATTCTCAGCGATGATGTGCGCCCGCGACGGGATTTCACTGCGCCAGGATTTACTGATTGGGAGACAACGCCAGAGTTTAATGGGTCAAGGCTAGCCTGATTGCCCTGATGGTTTTTCAAAAGCGGAGCATAGAATTGAATCTGTGGCATTCTCGTGTGGAATAGCCTCATGAATACCTCGTTGGCTGTGGCATATTCGTTCGCATACTCTGCGCCGAACCATGCAAGCCAGTTCTTGGCATCGTCGCTCATGAATGCCTCAAGTTCAGTCTGGGTGATGTGATCGTAGCCATGCACCGACTGCTGTTCAAGGATACCTGGCTGGCGCAATGCCATTGCCATGTATACTGCTTCCATTTGCGACAAAGGAATCTCGATGCGAGTGCCTGGAGTTTTGATCCTGTCGATGGTTAGATTGCGTTTGCGTGATGTCGGCAGGTTAGACCATGCGTCCATCTCGTCCTCCCACATCTGCGCCTCTTCGGCAGAGTAACCGAATGTGGATGGAGACTTGATGATGCGCTCAACTTCCTCAACGGTCTTCGTGTCGCTTTCCTTCTTCTCGCCTTCCATCTTGGTCACGCCACTGCGCTCAACTCTGCCTTCCATTTTCTCCAATTCGATGTCGAGACGAATCTTTGACTTGGTGCCGTAGAGAGTCCGCATGAAATCACGCAGGCTTTTCTTTCGTTCCGCTTGTTTTGTCTCAAACGCATTTATGCCAAGGATATTCTGCTCATCAAAGTGATCGGCAGTTTTATTGGATCGGCCAAAGACTGAAGATAGCACGAATCGATGCGAACCTAACTCGCGAAGGAGTCCCTTCATTATGCCCTTTGTAGTGCCTTTGCCTTTATCTTTTCCTGCCTGCACTGTCGCTGCATTGGCCGCGCCGGCAAACGCATCAGCCTTCGCCTGCTCGACCATCTTGGCAATCTCCGCAGCACGAGCCTCATCGATGATCTTGCGAGCATTGCGACCCTGTGTCATGAGATCTTTGAGATACTCGTGTGCCACGTCCATCTCTTCAGCAGTCGTCTGCTTGCCGTAGAGGTCACCGAAGACCTCAAGCAGTTGACTCTTGGCAAGCGAATCAGCAGCATCTTCGGCGGTCTGTGCTGATATGATCTCAGCCTCATAACGTGCCGCCTCTTTGACCGTGTCATCAGTCGAAAGGCTTGCCATGTCGATGATCGTGTTCAGTTCGTCCTGCACGGTGACAATGAACTTCGACTTCGGAATCTCGCCGGCCTTGCCTTTTACAGAAGCAGATTCCAGCATTTTATCGATGCGTTCGCCATACTCCTTCTTCAGGTATCGCTCGACCGCTTTTTCCATCTTCGGAATGCGCTCCTCAATAAACTTGAGACGTGCCTCGTCGGAAGACAGTTTCACCAATGTTGATATGCTGCCAATAGTGCCGCGAATCTCGGTTGGCATTGATGACACAATTGCATCATGAAGCTGGATCCACCCATTGAGCTTATCCTTCAGCATTGCCGCCTTCGCTTGCTCTGGAGTAGTCTCTTTCTCAAGCGACTTCTTCACCCAGTCAGGAGTCTTGTCGGTGACCTTGCCGAGCTTTGCAATCCGACTTGCTTCCATCTCCGCGAGTTTGCGCTTTGCAGCACCTGGGCGACCCACATCGTAGAGTGCCTCACCTGAGATCGCTTGAGCACGCTTCAACGCCATCATGCCAATCTTGAGCTTGGCATCAGGTGATCCTTCAAAGAGCGGGCGCAGCGACTGCTCTATTCGTCCAGTGAAGTCTGATCGGGAGATTGAGAAAGTTGGGCTAGTCGAAGAATATCTTCCCCGTCCTGTGCCAACAGAAGCGAGTCCATCACCTCCGCGAGTAATGTTTCCAATTCGTTTGGTGAGTTGGTTTCCAGTGAGTCCATTTTTGAGTTCTTTCCTTGTTAGCGGTTTTGATTCCAGTTTCTTTAAATAGGCACCGTAGCTTTCGGGCGTTTCACCTGACTTCACAATCGAATAAGCCCAGAGCGCGGCTTGAACTTGCGATGGACTCCATCCGATTTCATTGGCTATCTTTGTGAGTATCTTTTCAGCCTTATCATATTGAGATTTGCTCGGAGTATCCACACCGAAAAGCAGTCTCGCGATGTGCCGGTCAACGACCACTCTCGACAAATCACCTTCGTTGGCAGCAGTGTAGTTTGAGATCTTGCGACCTTTGGCGACGAGATTGTCTTTGACCGCGTTGAGGTTTGAAATAACCGCTGGCAAATAACCGCTTTTAGCTTCGCCTCTCAATTTGCCATCGAATTCTTCACCGCGCATCAGTTGTCCAAATGCTTTCAATGCCAGTCCAACATTAGCTTTTACGCTGGATGCTTGAGATGTAACCGACAAAATCTTTTGGAAAAGTTCAGCAGAATCACCAAAGAATTCATCGAGCGTTTCCTTGTGCTCAGAATACCAGTCTTTCCACGAGGCTTGAGATAGCGCAGCATCAGTGAGTGCTTTCTTGGTAAGCAGGACACGCAATGAATTCTTGCGGTTAGCTTTCTCCATCGAGAAATTGATGTCTGGCGATGCTTCGTTGAACCGTTGGCTGAGTGGGATGACGTTGCCTGCGTTGTCGTAGGTTACTGGGTCGGCGGATTTGATTTGTTTGTCAATTTTACCAACCTTTCCAAGAACAGTAGCTCCTCTCAATAGTGGTTCATTATCTCCGCCTGTTGTGTTATATGGATCAAGCATCCAACCAATTACATAATTGTCAGGCTTATCGAAGAGAGTTATGTCATACTGTCCGCCCTTGTTTTGATTTTCAGGCTTTAAAACCTCAATAACAGAAACTCCTTTTTCCTGAATATTTTCTCGCAAATTCTTACTTGTTCCATGTTCAGGAATCATACCTCTTCTTCTGGCAATGACTAACTCAGGTTTTTTATTTCCAAGAACTCCTTCTATAAATACTTGGCCTTGATCATCGACATCTAACCATCTATCCCAATTTTCGGGCATAGATTCATCATACAGTGCTGCATTCCAATTCACTTGAGAGTTTTCCGAAAACCCTTCTTGTGCGTGACCTTTCTCAATTAGAAGTTTTCTAATTCTTTGTCCGTAATCATACCCTTTAATTTCAGATGGAATTGGAATTTTATCTGTAACAAAAAGATTACCTACTCGATTGGGATACCTACCAACTTTTGCAGCCTCATCAACCAACCTCTGTGCCTTCTCCACGTCGCCGCTTTCGACTGCCGCAAGGTATTCGGCATCCTGCGCGGGAGTGATGGGGGAGATGGAGAAAGAAAGTGATTCGTTTACCGGATAATTCGTGTGCTGCTGACTGAGCATCTTTCCAGCAGTGGCAGGAAAAGTTTCATCAATGACGTTGTGCTTCATCATCCTCGCCACAGGCTTGCCCTTTAGAACATACTTGTAAGACAAGTGTTCTGGAACGCCTGCCTGCTCTGCTGTTTGAACCGACTCAGCTTCATCGAGTGGATCGAACCGAATAACGCCAACCACCGATCCAGTTTTGACCCCCTTGAATGATTCCTCTTCGATGTTGCTAACGATGTCGATAGCATCAGGGAACCCTGCGTCTGCGTTTCGTTTAGACAGGAGAGCTTGATATGCAATCTTCTCGCCATCTGCTTTTGTGACGGTCTTGGTCTTTTGGAAGTAAGTGGCACCACGCTTCTTTTGCGGCATTCCAATGATAGCCTCCGCAGCCTCCTCAATAGTCTTCCACTTCTTTGTGTGACCCGTAGCTATCTCCGATTTAGGATGCTCCGCATACAATTCTCGAACACGGTTCAGTTCTGCAAGTGCCGCAGTCTTTGTGATGCGCTTATTACTGATGGACTCGTTCAGCAGTTTAAACCAAATCGTGCCAAAGGTTTTGTTGCCGATGACATTGCCTTCCTGCATCAAGATTAGCTTTACGAATCCGCCATTTTGCGCTGCTCGTCTTGCCACTCCTCGCGCAATGTTGTCGGCGTTGAATGCCCACACGACCCCAGCTTTTAGGTTCTCCACGATTGACGGGTAGAACATACCACCCTGCAAGGGAACGCCAGCAAACTCACCGACCTTCATTCGGTCGATGTGAATCGCAGCAATCGTCTTCGTCTCTTTGTAGATTTCGTTTTTGATCTCCTCTGTGAATGGAGGAAATACTGTTGGCAGAAATGAAGGGGAAATAGAAAATGAAGTCTCCTCAGTCCACGGAATGGGATCACCCTCAGTCGGAAGGTCTTCGACTGGACTGTCTGGCGCAAGTTCTCCTGGCTCAGTCTGCGAATCATCTTCTTCTGCCTTTGGAGCAATCGAGAACGTGGTCGGCCCGACAAGCTGCGCCCCGTCTGGCATCTCGGTGATGTTGCTGGTGTCGGCGGGTTGTGCGCGGCTTGTGCTAAACGCTGCATCAGCACTACCCATCGAAAAATTAATGTCAGGCGATGCCTCGTTGAACCGCTCACTAAGTGGGATGACTTGGCCGGACTCGTCGCGGGTTACGGGGTCGGCGGATTTGATCTGGCTGGGATCAAAGACAAACCAATCGCGAGATTTTCCACGGTTTCCAGTGTAGGTTCCGCCCGCATAGCCGGCGGAAATCAAGGCATCGTTTGCCAACATTGGAGACGTTGCATCCTTGATCGCATTCCAAACGTCCTCGCCTACAACGGGGGTTCCGCTTTCTGCCTCGTCTGCAAATAGCGATTCAATCGAATCTTTTGCATCCACGGTTTCCGCAATTTTCAGTGCTTCCGGTTTAGTAATCTGTGCGTCAGCGTCAAATAACGTGCCTGTTTTAAGCATGAATTGGCGAGCCTCCGCCTTGCCGAAACCTTTTGCCCTCTGAGCGGTGTTCGCTGCGTAAAATGCTGGGCCAAATAGTGCTTCCATATCAGCCTTTTGTGGGTCGTAAGCGTCCACCATACTGCCAGCGTGCCACGCCTGTACATCATATCCCGCCTTCTTCGCCGCCTCGTCCACCATGACCTGAGCCTTCGCCAAGTCGCCAGCCTTAGCAGCAGCGAGATACTCAGCGTCTTGCGCGGGTGTGACACGTCCCATGGACATTGACACGCCAGCGTCCGCAGCAAGGTCAGCAGCAGTGTCAACAACGGCATCGGCATTGCGATTGGATACATTCAGCCCAACGCTCTTTTCAAGCGCAGCGACGAAGTCCTGGTTGAGTCCGTTCGCATCGTGGATCGCTTTCAATTGAGCAGCGCGATAGAGAATGTTGAGCGTCTTTTCGCCAACAAGGTCGATAGCGTCTTTCAATTCCATGCCGGCAATGCTCGACTGGAGACTGCCAAGGTAGAGATTGAGCGGCATGTTAGGAGTGAAGGTCGGACGCTCGACTGCTTTCGTTGTCTGCACATAATACGACTTCGCGATGTGCGAGAATGCCTCAATGATTTCCATGTTGGAAACCTTGTCGTCATCAGTGGTGGCGATGAGAGGCATGTGCTTCTGACCCATCTGCATGGCCTGATCCTTCATCTTCGCTTCAACATCCCTGATTTGCAGGATCAGTTTTGTGCGACTTGTTGGGTCACTCATTAATCGCTTCACTCCGACTTCTGCGCTTTCCTCGATGAGGTCGAGAAGACTGCCTCCTTTGTAAAGCGTGATGACTCCAACAGAGATTCCTTCACGTTGCTCAATTGAGTTTGTGCCGAGGATCCGGTAGTTCTTATTGTCGTTCGCTTCAGATTCAAGGGTTGCATTGTCGAGCGATACATCTTCAACTGCTCCATCAATTTGGCCTGTCAGCTTGATGCGCTCTTCGACTTGTGCGGTAGTCGATGGGAACAACTCGGTGAACTGTTTGGTGAACATGTCGTAGTCCATCATCAAGGCAACATCAAGACCCTGCTTTTCCTCCAAGGTATTAACCATTGATGTAAGGAATTCCTGCTCTGCTTTTCTGATGGTGATTCGACTGTTTTTCAGATATCGCATCCATGCTTCATTCGCTTCACTGAGTGAATCAAATTGTGCGCTGACTCCCTGATCAATGATATTGCCTTTGCCATCCTTCAGAATAGGAGTCGTAAACTGATACTTGCCATTGCCAATGTTTGCTGGAGTTCCAAGGCCAAAGTCCTGTCTGGCTTTGTTATGCCATTCAAGTGCCGCTGATTCTCTGATGTTGATTTTTCTTTTAGCTTCCTTGATCTGCTCTGGCGTTGCTTTATTGCCTTTGTCGAAACCTTTGCGGAACAGTTTATCGACTTCAGTGTAGTTGCCCTTCAAGCCTTCAACTGTGATCTGGTTGGCTAAGTCAGGAGCAATGCCTGATTTTACCATATAGTCAGGCGATGTCATCAATGCGCGTGAGTTCTTCACGTCTGCAATCGAGATTCTGCCTGCCATGAGGAATGACACGATTAGTGCCGGCCCAAATGTCTGCTCTGCAATGTCCGCGATCTTCGGCATGCGCTCATCCCAGTCAGCTTTCGAGATTCCGCTTTCGATTGACCATGCAGATTGCCACTCAGAAAGCAGATCTTGGGTGAGCAAAGGTGTCGCAGTCTGCATGACCTCTTCAGAGATCTCGGTCACCGTCCCGATTGCAGTGCGTGTTGCAACACGGATTGCTGCGCTCTTAACACTAGTTGTTGCAGCTTTGAGCCATTTGTCGATAAATGGAATCTTGATCTTTCCTAGCGGCAAAGCATTTGAGATGAATTCCTGAGTTGCCATAAACGGTGCCGAAATAGCACCGACAACCTCTGCGTTCTCAAATGACACTCCTGCGTTTACTGCCTCAATAGTTGCCTCATCCCTGAACTGACCTGTCATGATAGCAATCGACGCAGGGCTACTAATGAATGTCGCTGCCAGCAACGGAGTCATGCGTGCGACTCCGATGCCGGTTTCCTCCCACCAATTATTGCCGGCGATAGGATTGATTTTGCTGTGTGCCATCATCTTTACCTGGCCGGCTAAGACTTGGAGTTCTCGACGATTTTTGGCAACATCTACAATTCCCTGCATCTCAGGGATGTTTTGATACAATGAAATTGCTTGTGATGTCAGCATCGACTCAGCCAATGACGCAGTGCCAGTGACTGCTTTTTCAACCTCTCGATCCATTGCAGTTGCCAGTTTCTGTAGATATGCCTGCTTCTCTTTTGGTGCAGCAGCACCCACTTCACCGATGGCATTGATCACAAGCAACCGCTCCTTTGGCGGCAATGGCAAAAGACTTTCAGCCACCTTTGTAAACGCATCAGATACGCCTTCAGCTTTCGTATCATATCCTTCAATGGTATTCGCCGCTTGATCAATGATCGTGCGGTATGGCGCAAGTCTCTGCGTGTATTCAAAGTGTATATTGCCAATCGAATCATAGTAGTCTTTTACACGACCAGCAACAGGCGAGCCGGTTAATCCCACGTCAAATTCATTCATTGCGCTAATGGCTGTAAGATTGCGAGCCGCCGCGCTAAAGGCCAGGTTGTGAGCATTGTCCTCAGCTTTGTAGTTTTCTCTGATAAGGTTGTAAAACTCATCATTGGTGACACTCTTCTTTGGCAATTTAAAGACCTGCTGGGCATACGCATCCTGATAAGCTGGAAGCGTCAGACTAAAGTAATCGACAGGCTTTTTTTCTTGTCGAGATAGCCAAGCTGTATTGGCAGCACCTTTCTTGACGCTTGCAATCTCTTCAGGTGCCGACCCGAAACCGGCCATGATATCATCATTAATCTTAACGCCTTCAATCGTGTCTGTCGTAAACGCTTTCTTAATGCCTTTATCTACCTTCAAATCTTCAGCTTGGAAGTATTCATCAAGAGCGGTTGCCATCTTGAACTTCTCACCATCAGGAACCGATGGATCTTCAATGCCTAATGCAAATTCCTTGGCTTTTGTTTCGTCAATCATTTGGATTCAGTCGGATTGTTTTATTTTTTCTCTTTGGAGAGCACTATTGGAACATTTTTCCTGGCTCTATTATTCCAATCTGCAAAATTGCTAGATGAAGGAAATAAAGAAGCATCTGTATTACTGTCTTTTATAAGACTATTAGCTCCGACTTTAATGCCTTGTGAATTATACACTTGCAAAAAGATTTTTTCCAACTCAAGACCAGTTTGTTTTTCTGGAGGTAGCTTGCTGTAAATGTCTTCGATTTGCAATTCCATTCGATGTTGCTTCAACAAAGTATCTGCACGCTTTTTGTAGTCTTCAGGTTTCTTGTCGTCACCTGGATCACCAAAGAACCCACCTTGACGCGATTCAGTTAATACTTGATGAATCACACTAGCATGAGTCGAGTATCCATCAGGAGCACCTTTTTTTAAAGCTTCATTGAATTGATCAGTTAATGGCAAGGTCATTGTTGCATCAAACTTCCTTAACCTAGCAATCAAACTAGCAATCTCAATCTGGCCGGTATTATCAGGGTCTTGATTTTTATCGTATGACCTAATCAAGTTAGTCGCTCTTGAATAAAGAATGTCTGCTGATGACTTGTCAGGTGGAGCTGGATTAATAAAAATCTTTTCAAGTTCTAACTGCTGAGATTTATTCATTTCAAGGTAAACAACTTGCGAAGCATCGGTAATTGAACCTTTAAGAATATTATCCACAATGCTTTTCTCTTCCCTTTTTTGGTTATCTATAAGAACATTTTCAGCATAATTAATTAAGATGCGGCGATCTTCTTCAGAAATATCTGGCAAATAACTTCTATTTTGTAATGTTAAAAGATGCTTTGTTGGATTGGCATATCTTAGATCTGAGTCTTTTCTAAAAAGATCTGTTCTTTCATTGCCTTTAAGAGATTGAGCAAAATTAACCGGCGTAATTGCGCCCAAATCTAATGCTTCTTTTGCCTTGTTAGGAACTGCCGCAATTGCTTCTGGATCTCCTTTGCGAGCAGCCTCTTCTGTTGTAGCTAAATCCTGCCTAACATCTTGCTGTTTCTGTTGAGTTGCTTTGTTTAAAATTCCATCAACTTGAGTCCCAGGAAGGACTGATCGAGCCGCTTCTGCCGCAGCGGCAGCCTCGTCATATTTTTTAGCAATAATCAAAGATTCGATTGAATTTAACACCTTGTTTTCAGACTGCTTAAACACATCAGCCTGCACACGAATCGCTCCATTGGTGCTCCAGTTGGATAGCTTGCTCTCAAGTTGCAATCTAGCCTCTGGCGTGAGTGCCATTGTCTTCACATCCTCACCGACCTTGCTTGAGATCTCGCTCCATTTCTTGCTCCAATTGGCATCGTCATTCATTCCTTCAGGCGACTGCTGATAAGTGATGAAATCCTTGTGAGCCTTGTCCATCGAAAGAGTCGCAGCAGTGACATTTGTGATGTCGTCAGCTTTCTTCTTCATCTCAAGCATCTTGAACCCAGCTTGGCCGATATTCATCAAGCCTTCACCGAGTGCCGCATTGGTTACGGCTGGAAGATCCGGTGTCTTGATCGTCGCGTTGCCTGTAGCCTGCGGCGTTGGGCTTTGTAGAATTGGAATGCGTGCCATAAATTATAGTCCAGATGGAGTGGCTGATACGGTTTTTGGAGTATATCCTGAAGGGATTGTCGATTTGCCACCGGTTGTTTGCGGTCGTGTGCTGTATCCTTGATAAGCCTGGCCGGCGATCTGTCCAATGCTGGACACTAATTGAGCATTGCCCTGCGCCTTGATTGCCGCTGACTGCTGCTTGCCCATTGCCAGAAGCGATTGACCTTCATACGACAGTTGTCGCTGAGACAGATCTGCCATGTGCTGCTGGTCGCTCAATTCAGTCTGCTGCTTTGCCCATGTATCTGCCTCCAATGACAGGCTTGTGCCGGTTCCGAGTGTTGCTCCGCTTGCTGCCATTGCCGCTGTCTGCTGCGCTCTAAACCTAGCCTGCTCAGTGACTGCTCGACGTTGGTTCTCTTCGTTCTGTTGCGCCTGACGAATCTGCTCCTGACCGATAGCCTTGTTCTGCGCTTCGGCATTGAGTTCGGCCTGCTTTGCAGCGGTTCTTGATGCATCATAAGACACATATGCTCCAGCCGCACCTGCGACAGTTGATACACCTAATCCAATCAGTGCAATTGTGGTTGGTTCATTGCATGGCGGGACTCCCAACCATCCAAAGTTTGAGCAATTTAGCGGGAAGAAATCAAGACAGTCTTGGTGCGATCTCATAGATAATCTGTGTGCTGGTGGTTTTTGATACATGCCAACCGTCACTCTTGGCAAAGCGAGCCAGAGGAGTTTTGCAATGTGTTCTGACGAATTGATAATTCATGGGAATGCCTTCGCAATTCACAAGATTCTCCAAGAATGATTTGATGGTTGACCACATGATTTGCCATGCGGTTTTGGAAGTTTTGATGCTGCTATTGGGTCGAGTGATGAAGTTATCGACCATTGCAATTGGAACGTCGAACACGAGGTAAACCCACGAAACGGCACATGGTTCGCCGGCATCATCTGTGACAATGAATCCATTTTTGCTAAGGAACGCAGGATGGAAGGCTATATCCCGCGCTTTTGCCCAGGAGGCGACCAAATCAAAGTCATCTGATGTGTATGCTCTGATGTTCATATTATCTTCCAGCCCCCGATGTGCCGTCGATCTCAACGTCCAATATCATGCCGGTGAGATTAAATGGCAGAGGATGCTTCGATGCGATCACGATGTCTAAGCAGTTGCCCCAGTCGTGGTTCACAGCGTCAGGCAATGTCTGACCGGTGACATAACCGGTGGTGGTCGCAGTGAGTGATGGTGATACTGGGAACGCATCGATGTTGTCGATATTGATGCGAGTGCTGTAGGTGTAATCTGCACCTGACAATCTATTCCAGACCTGACCGTAGAATGAGCGAAACAGTCGGAATGCTGCACGAGCAACTCTCCATCTCCTCATCTGAGCGGTGCCGTCACGAAGCTGGATCTCGACTCTGTTCGGAATGATGTATGCAACATAAGGAAGACCGACATTCATTGTAGCATTTGTGGCAGACCCAACAAACGTCACTGTACTTGCGCCGGCGGTAGCTTCGATTGGTGCTCCAGCAGTAGTCACCGCCGATGTGCCGAGAATGAGTGATCGACTTGTTAGGTTAGCATTAGCTGAAACGGTATAGGTTGTCCCTGTCGAAGTCAGTATGCTGTAGCAATCGCAAAAGAACCCTGCTTTGCCGGTTGAATGTTGCGTGTCTGATGCTGATTGATAGTTCACATCTGATGACGTAACTGCGGCAATCATGATGGAACCATCGATGGACTCAAGGTTGATGGTTCCGCTTTTGCGGTTTGTCAGGAAGATGAGCGAATCTGCCGCAGTCGAGGATGAGTAGAGCGTGCAGAGCGACAAAATCTTGTCGCCGGTAAATGTCCGGTGCGAATGCCAGGCTGTGACCGAGTTCTCACGATCATAGGTGAATCCGCTCCATGAACCGTCAGAATGCACAAGCCAGACAATCGGGTCAGGTGACTGCGAGTAAGTTATGTATTCAACTGTTGATCTGCTTGGGATGTGTTCCGCGAGCAGCATCATGTCTGGCGCAGAGTAACCATCCTTCTCAAAGACGTAGGCAAACTCACGCAAACGGTCGTCTCGTGTCAACCACAGCAGGGAGTCGCCTGAAAGAACAGGCTGATGGTGCGACGAGCCATATCGACTCCACCTGCGAAGTCTGATATTCGCTGGCGTTAAAGCCGAGTCGGTGTCGCCGGTGTCTAGCGTCCACTCCTCGCCGCTCGTGCCGATGACCATCGTGCGCTTGAATGATGCCAACCACTGGATTTCATTCGCCTGAGTAGCCGCAAGCGTCATATCAATCGCACTCGTGTCGAGCGCACCGGTCAGGAATGTGTAGAAGTCATCCGTCTGACTCCCCCAGATGCGGGTCGGTTCCGTCGATGTCGATGCAAAGAATAAACGCTGATCGTGGAAAGCTACAGTCCGAGGATACCCACGAGAAACTGAGAATGCCGACTTCTGCCAAATAGCGAAGTCGCTTCCAAGGACTTCGTTCGGAATCAATGAGTTCACTGCAAGTTGCGGAACTCCGATGAATTGATACGGAGTCGAAGATGAATATGTATTGAGAATGAATGGTATTTTAAGAATGCCATTCACTGGCTCAAGCGTCATTCTTGCTAATGTTGCTGCAACTACTGGACGTATTGTTGATGCACGATACCATCCTCCAGTGTTTGGGGCAGTGCCTGAATAGGATATTGTCCCTTCATTAATATCATTTATGTACCACTCACGGAGTGTTGAGTAATTAACCTGATCAAGCGATTCCTCTATGTGAACTGTAGTTAAAACGGGAGCAGAACCAGATGCCCATGTGGTTCTAAAGATAAACTCATTCTGAATAAACACGGATGAACTTGTTATTGTTCCAGGGGTGCCAGTTCCCATTATCTCATTGGCAAACCTCTTCGTTGAGCTTGGGGAGAGTAACCAGTTTGCGCCAATTTCATCAGCACTGAATGTTGTGCTCAAACTACTAATCAGCCTGTAATTAGTAATCTGGAGTCCGCTGCTTTTGTAGTTTACGCGAACCCATGCAGGAGTTGCCCCATCAGGAGCATTTGCCGCAGTTGCAGCACCGGCCGTGATGCACACATAGTTGCTTGCTTGGTATTCAGCGATTTGGCCAAACGCATAAGTTGTCCCAAGGTTCCATGATGACGTGTAGGTCGCTTCCGTCCAGTCAGCGGTCTTGAATATGTTAGCAGTCGATGTCGTTGCTGATTCATAGACAAAAGTGCGGATGTAAGATGAACTAGTTGTGACGTAAAATGCCCCAGTTGCAGCGGTGTAGGTTGCTGGTAAGCTTGATCCCGATGAATCAAGTTGAAATACATCATCAGTAATTTTAGTAATGACGCTTGTAATGTTTGCAAGCGTTGCGCCACCAACACCATAAACCGTTACTGTATCGCCGGTGCTTAAACCGTGACCAACAGAAGTAATGCGAATCTTGCTACTTACGATAGCAGCACCTGTGATTGCCTGCGTGAATGGCAGCGTGACAATGTTCCCTTTGGTGTAGGTTGAACTCGTGTTCCAGTCGTCTGCATTATACAGCAGGCGCATCGTCGTAGCATCCTTTGGCGCATCGAGCACAGGCGCAAAATCAAATGGCACATCGACAAATGTCCACGTCCCGTCGCTATTCCTCGTCAAACGCTTTGGATGCTTGGTCGAGCAGGTGAAGAACATCACGTCATTCAATTGGACGTAGTGCAACAATGGAATCTCTGTGGACGTGTAGTCGGTCGTGACGGTAGTCACCGAGGTGAATGCGCCAGCGGTGTAGGAATACACCACGATTGAGTCTACTTTGAAGGCAAGCACAAAGTTTACGTCAGTGCTGCGCCTGAACGGGATAACTCTCAAGATGCCGCTATCTGTCACTCCAAACCTTGTGCCAGGCCGTTTGAACGCTCCACCGTAGGAGCGCACCATGAAGTTTTCGAGCATGCGACATCCTGTTGCATACTTTTCAGAATCGGTTCTGCCATCCATGATCGGTGACATTTCGCCACCGTTGAAGACTGCTTTGATCGTTTGAATCTGTGAACTCATAGTGAATAACCTCCGCGAGAAAGGACAACCTGAGAGTCATCAAACGGAGTGATGCGCCGGCCTTTTCCCTCGTTGGCATCTCGTGACTTCACCGGTGGTGCTGCTGCCTTCGTAAAAAACTGATGAAGCTCGATTGCTCGACCACTGCTTCCGGCTGTGTCAGAAGCGATATATGAGGCGAGCAGATAGCTGAATGCCGTCACAAAATCAGCGGGATAGCTTGGAATCGTCGTGATACGTTGGATGTATTTCAGATTGATCGTCTCGTCATCGCAAAGGATCAGTCCTTTTTCGAGCAGGAAATCAGATCCATCGTCTTCATTCTGTCCACCGTCAGCATTGATCGACAATGGGCGCAGACAATCAGCCGGTGGCGTATGCTGGAAGTCGTAAGCAAACTGAGGAATGCCAACAACGGATCCGGTGCCGCTCGTGTAGGTTCCAGCAAACACGGAATCGTCGAGCGTGAAATCATTGCCAGATACGGTGACATACCATTGGCCATTGGCAGAAGTAACACCGGCGACATCCTTCACATAAACTCGATCACCGGTCGAATAGCCATGACCTGGATGCGTGATCTTGATCAACCCACTGGAATTGGTAACGGCTGTGCCGGTCAACGTGTGATACGTCACAGTTTGACGTTTACGGGCAGTGGCGAAATTCCATGGATGTGCTCGCAGCGTTTCATCGAGTGCAGTGTAGACAGGAGTTCCACCTTCAGGATTCCACCATTTACGAAGGCTCACAGCCTGCTGTGTGCTGTCGGTTGACAGTGCTGTCAGTGCTCGTCCACCCAAGTGGGCAATTGCCAGATTCGCGATCTCGGTTGCTGTTGCTGCCATAGTAGTGGGATAATACACAAAAAGCGGAGAAGTGCAACAGCACCGCTCCGCTCTTTGGTTAGTTTAGAATCAATTGAAGTCCCAGTAAGCAATCGTGAAGTAAATCACTTTGCTTGCAGTGACAGTGTCAGCAGATGCCAGCGTGACAATAACTTGGGTATTGTCGGTAGTGGCAACAAAGGCCAAATCACCGGCAGTGCCAGCAAGAGTCGATCCAAAGGTAACGGTTCCACCAGTAGAAAGAACGATGCCGTCTGCGTAAACGTCAGCATTAGCGGAAGTGCCAATGTCGAGCGTCAGGGTAGTGCCAGGATCAACGCATGACACGTAGCTATCGCCACGCGATACGACTGCACCTTTGGGAAGGTAGCAGAGGCTGAACGTGTCACTGGTAGCTTCTGCGCCAGTGGTGGTGTATGTCGCAAGAAGGCACTTCAATGTGCCTCCGGTGAGAGATGCTGGCGAACGGGTTGGGCGTTCGGAACCATCAAGAAGCGCGGTGGCTTGATTGGTGAAGAGAGTAGTGTTTACGAGTGCAGCCATATTGGTATTTTATTGAGTGTTGAACTTTAGCGTGTGGTTAGATTGTCGGGATTGGATAAGCTGAAATGTCGGCTGCATCTATCGCAGTAACAACATCAGTCACGGTAACGCCATTGGCGAGCTGACGAACAAAACGACGCAGTGCAACGACGTTAGTGTCGCTGATCACAAGATCGTCATCTGTCGCGCCTTCAAGAGTGGCGG